CTCCACCGCCTCCTTCCGCCGCACCTTCTCAGTTTGCTGCAACTTCTCAACGGTTTGAAGGTGGTTTTCAAGTAACAGAAGGAGCGCAGACTCTTATTGATGCCGATAAAAAGAAGTACGAAGAACAGGCAAGATTACGGATGGAATTTAATACGCTGTATATGGAACTGGGTAAAAGTCAATTTGATTTGGAACGAGAACAAATACTCACACAGAGTGAAGTATGGAAATTAGCAGGGGCGAATAAAATACAGATCGCGCAATTAACTTCTGATAAAATTAAAGCAATTGATAGAGCAGAAAAGCAACAGCGCCTTAATGATATGCAAAGTCTTGTCGGAGGAATGGCCGCCAACTTTAAACAAATTGCAGAGATGGGCGGAAAGCACTCAAAGAAAGCGTTTGCGATGTACAAGGCTTTCAAGATTACAGAGACGCTCATTGCTACATATTCGGCTGCGATAAAAGCGTTTCAAGCGCTTGCCCCTATTCCTATCGTCGGCCCTGCGCTTGGCGTCGCCGCCGCGGCGATGGCCGTTGCTTTCGGTATGGCGCAAGTACAGATGATAAGGTCTTCGCAACCACCTTCCTATGACCAAGGCGGGATATCCAGCGCCAAGGGTGTTTACCAGACTGGGAATATCGATGAGGCGCATATCCCATTGAAGGGCGGGAAGGTGCCCGTTAATGTAACTGGCGGAGGAGATACATATTTTATAGTTAAAATGGAAAATCCAGTCTTTCAGGACGCCGCCACACAGCGGCAAGTCTTCGCCCAACTTGCAGAAGTAATTGCAAAGCGGGTAGCGCCAGGGGCGGTGGTCCAAGATTACCAAAATGACGGCCAGACCAGGCAGATGATAAGAGGGAGAGCATAATGGCAGCCGATGATTTTGCAACAACGCCGCATGAGGTGGTTGAAGAAAACCCCATTTATAACAACGTAATCACGCCGTCGGAATCCATGAAAAAAGAATATCTGAACCTATCCGCGACTGCGCTTCAACGCTATCGCCTCACATTTAAGAACTGTACCACGGCGGAAAAGGATGCGATTGTCTCTCATTATCAAGGCCGCTATGGCGGATATGATTCGTTTATATGGACGGCGGTTCCGGCGTATATCGAATCGGGGGCAAATATTACAGGCCGCTGGGTTGATGGGAGTCTGAAAATAATGCCGGTCGCCAATGGCGTTTGGAATGTCCAACTTACTATGGAAAAGAGTACATAATGTCGAAGAGCCTTGAAGTAGATTTCGTAACACAAATGGATGCAGAGGCAAAGCGCCCATGCCTTCTCTTTGAACTGGGCCTTTCCACCCCTCTGTATTTCGCCGCCTCCAAAGCAAACAAGGCCTTCCCCACGGGTGGACAAGTCTATACCGCGAAGGCCATAGAAATTGGGAATATAGTTCAAACTATGGAAGGCCAGATTCAAAGGGTTACAGTAAACTTCGGCAACGTCTCAAAGGACATGTCCTCTTATGCAAACAATCAAGATTTCCGGGGCTGTTCACTCGTTATCAAGCTGATTTATCTCGATGCAGTAGGGTCTGCGGATAATTATAATGAATTTTTTAGAGGCCACATGGAACAACCGCGGGACATTGGTAGATTATGGCTTCCGATAACCGCTACCTCTGGCAAGGGTCTTGATAGAAAGATGCTGAACTTTCCCTATCAGAGAATGTGTCCTCTGGAGTTTGGGGGAACGAGATGCAACACAGACGGGCTTGCAGATTTGACTTCTCTCACGGCTTCTGGCACAGCGGATTCTGGCTCGACAACTACGCTGGTGGATGACGCTCTAATCCAAGTCGATGACTTCTGGAATTATGGAAAGATAAAGATAACCAAAGCTACGGTAGATTATTGGAGAGTCGTAAAAGACTTTACCGATAATACTGTCATCTTTGACGTAGCCATGCCCTTTGCGATTGATTCAGATTGTACCTATGTAATTTATAAGGGCTGCGATAAAACCTGGGACGTGTGCGGGGCCGGGAGCGCTTGGGGGCCGAGTGCGGATAATTCGGTAAACTTTGGCGGGTGCATCCACATTGAAAAAGAAGGTGATGCTGTTGCGACTTCAGCACCGAAGATTGTAAAATTTTGGTAATTGTATTTATTAGTAAAAAATCGGACGCGGTGACATAATGGGGTTTTTTGATTTTATAACCGATCCAATTGAAAAAGTTGTAGATTGGGTTCAAGATATTACCGAAGATATTCCTATTATAGGCGATGTAATTGGTTTTGCCGGTGATATTATTGATGTTGGAATTGGGCTTATTTCCGGTGATCTTTTTGATATCCCGGAAATCGGCAACTCCCCCACCTACGCATCAAACCAGATCGGCAACACCATTTCTGAAGGAATCTTCGCTTCGAGGTGTTACGGCCTTTGTAAAATTGGCGGTAATAAAATCCGATTCAATGCCGCCGATGATACTGATTTAAGAATTATAGTTTCTCACTGTCTCGGAGAAATTGACGGGATTACTGAGTGGTATGTAAACGATATTGCATGGGGGGATCTGACCGGGGCACATACGAAAACAGAATATAAGGGCACATGGGCGCAGACAGCCGATGCACGATTTACATCAAGAGAATGTGCATATCGGGGCAGGGCATACACCGCATTTACCTTTGTAAAGAACGACAAACAAGTAGGCTACAATCCAAATATTACCGTCACTTTAAATGGATTGAAATGCCTCCCCTTGGCTGGTGGTGCTGCAGCGGTCACCCGTAACAATGCTGTTATTCTCTATGACTTTTATCTTAATGTAGAAGAAAAGGTTGCGGGAAATCTCGATCTCAATTCGTTCAAATCTTTAGAAGCTCTATGTAACGAAGTCCCCGCCGGTTCTTCTCTCCCCCGGTACAGATTTGACTTCAACTTCGACACGAATATGACGATAAATGATGCCAAAAAATTGCTATGGCACTCATTCAATGGTCAAGTCATTATGAGCCAGGGAAAGTATAAATGCGTTTGGGATTCTGCGCAAGAGGCGGATGGGGCAGGTGGCCTGCAAGCCAAATCCGTCTCCCATGCCTTCGATATGGATAATATCGTCAAAGGATCACTGACCTGGAGCCAGCCGGAAACACCGAATATTGTACGGATCCATTATATTGATTCAGACAATTCATATCAGAAAACGTCAGTCGAGATACGAGACGAAAACGATATCGATATCAATGGCGAAATCCTCCACGAAGAGTCTTGTTATTATATCACCAACGCAGAGCTGGCTAGACGCAGAGCGCAGTACAAATTCAACAAATTCAAATATGAAAACTATCGTTGCCAGTTACAAGGGTTTTCCGACGCTGGGGACTTGGAGATTTATGATCTTGCGACCGTGACTCACACGCTCCCCGGATGGACTACAAAGCAATTTCTGATATCCTCAAAGACAGACACACCAAACGGGCAGCCGATATTCACATTGCAGGCATACTATTCCGGCATTTATGATGATGCACAGGTGGGTGAACAGGCCGGGTATGAATCAACTCTGCCTAATCCATACCAAGTTCCAGCAGCTTCGACTTCTATTTCGTCAGTGATGACCGCAGTGGGGACGGCGTATGATTTCGATGCCGTGAGGGTTTCTTTTATCCCTCCGACAACTGATCCATTTTACGCATATTCTGAAATTTATGCTTCCAAGGATGATTCTACCTATTATTATGTTGGCCGGGATGGGACGGGGACGTTTACCTTTAATGCTTTGGGCGTGGTTTATGAACCTGGGGATACTTGTTATATAAAAATCCGATCTGTTTCGACATATGGGGTTTCAGAAGATTTACCGGGGACGGCAAGCACGTCAATTTTAATTAGTTCAACCATGCGGCTTGGTGGCTTTTACGCCGGTCTTGATTTTTTCGGCGACGCTGAAGTTCCCGCTGATGCGAAGATTCTACTTGACAAGACCAATACCCTGATGAGGATAGGCGCGACTTCAGGTGAGTACATCACCGTTGACGGGGACTACGGCGGAGTCCCCGCGGTTGTCACATCAAATTATGTTTCCGGGTTTATGGGAGCCGGATTACTCCTGAAATCAGATCTTTTAGAAGTTGGGAATATTGCAGCGCGGGGAATCATCCGAACGTCGGTATTCGAGTCTAATTCCGTAAGCGTACATTCAGGAAGTGATATTACTGTCAAGGGCGGGGATGTGCTGGCAGAAGATATGTCCGCCGACGATGCGGATACCTTTACACGGGTCACGACAACCGGGGATACTAGAGTTACGACAACGGGGGACACGCGGATTCTTGCCGGGGTGGGATCACTCACGATTGAGGGGAATGATACCTTCGCTGCTGGGGACATCCTTTATATCAAAGAGGGATTGGATGCAGAATGGTTGGAGGTGCTAAGCGCGGCTCTTGCCCCCACCTACGGAGTCCTAAGAGACAAGGCAGGAGATTACGCGGACGGATCAAACCCAGCATGGACAAAAGGAGCTACTGTCGTAAATTACGGACAGTCGGGGGATGGTGGTATCTATGTCACCGCCTCAGATACCAACGCGCCCTACCTTTCCATATTTACCCACGCGGGGGAGCCGTGGAACACGATCACGACCCATATCAGGGAAGGGAACCTCAACGGATACG